ACGTCCACTTGAAAACATTAATGGTGATGCTTATTACATCAAGCAAGCGACAGGTGTTTTGGTAGCCGTTGAACCATGGAATTTCCCATTCTATCAAGTCATGCGCGTCTTTGCGCCAAACTTGATGGTCGGGACTAAATCCTAATATTTTACAATTTAAAAATAAGCCTAATTTCATCAGGCGTGACTTCAACTCTTGATACCAACATTCTAACTATCTTTTTTTGTTCTTCGTAAGTCATTGTCGATATATCTTCCATCTTTATAACTTTTTCAAATGCAGGCTTATTGTTTGGCTTGTTTTTATTTTTGGCTATAATCTCTTCTATGCTATTTTTTTCTTTCAAAATCTTGTCACTTTTTTCTTTTAGATTGTCTAAATCTATCAAGCTGTTGATATATAGGTCATTTAATTTTGAAAGTTTATCATTAACCTTTTTTAGCTGATTATAATAAGTGTCTAAATTTGCCTCGGGCTTACCTTTATACAAGGATTCGATAATTTTAGGATTCAACTGTAGCTTACTGATTTCTGTTAAGACATATTTTTCAATATCATCAGCTTTATGACGCCTTGATTTTTCGCAAAATTTTCCATTATTATAAATGGTCGCCTTTGCTCTACCAGTGAAACGGTTAGGACATGAGTAGGTTCTTGTCCTTGTACCGTCTTTTTTAGGTCTATAACTGTCTATTTGTAAAGGAGCACCACAGTATCCACACTTTACGATACGAGAAAGTAAATATTTTCCTTGGAAAGCCCTAGTATTCGTTGCTTTTTCAGAGCGCTCACGTAGCATTTGCTGGGCACGTGTGTATGTTTCGTCGGATATGATTGGTTCGTGTAACCCGTCAAATATTTCTCCTTTATACTTGACTTTACCTGTATAAGATATGTTACTTAGTATTCTTGTAACCTTTGTAGGTCTCCAATTGTCAGGGTGGTTTTTTCGCAAAAATGTTGTGATTTCCATTATGCTCCACCCAGAATTGAGTTTATCAAAAATATTTTTGACGGTCTCAGCAGCAAATGGCTCTATATTCAACATTTGAGTTTCTTGATTGTAAACGTATCCGTAAGGCGGTGTATGCCATGAAGTTGTTTTCCCTGACTTTGCTCGTCCTTTAACACCTAGCTGCATACGTTCTTTGATTTGCTCCCTCTCAAACTCGGCGATAGCAGAAAGCAGTGTGATAAACAGATTCCCCATAGCTGATTTTGTGTCTATGTTTTCTTGTAAGCTAACAAAATCAACGTTGTTAGCGTTAAAAACGTCTTTGACTAAGTAGAGCGTGTCTCTGACATTTCGACTAAGACGGTCAAGCTTGTAGACGACTACAGTGTCAAATTTGCCAGATTCAGCGTCTTGTATCATCTTTTGCATGGCTGGTCGTTCTAGTTTACCACCAGAAAAACCGCCGTCAGAATAGTTGTCATAAATAACCCACCCCATAGCTTGACAATATTTTGTTAGTGCTTCAATTTGCTGACCGATTGAGTAGCCTTCTTCGGCTTGGTGTAGTGTAGAAACACGGCTATATATAGCTACTTTTCGTTTTGTGTTCATATTGTACCCTCTTTCAAATTTTGTAAAAAAATGTTAAAATGAGTACAAGAAAAAGGGCTTTTTAATGCCTGTTTTTCTTGTAGTTTTATCTTTCCTCATGTTCTAAATTTGGCGATGGTGAACATGAGGATTTTTTTGTTAGCTGGCATTTGTCAGGATATCCGGATTAGCAATAAATTCCTTATTGGGAATAATTGATATTTTATTATTTGAGTTTTCTTCAAAAATTGCTTGAGTTTCAGCCATTTTATTAAAATTATGACCAACATCATCAATTAAAGCAACATATTCTACATTTTTCTTGTAATTTTGTAACAATCTAGTATCCACAGCTAGCAATTTTGCATGATTTAAGTTATTTCCATTGGAAATTGTCCTGACAAGACGTTCTTTTTTAGGTGTCGGAATGGAAAAATCAAATTGTACGGTAATTCCTTCTTTACCTGCGAAAGAAGGTCTAGAAGAAAATAGAACATTTCTTTCATGAAGTATATGCTCAACTTCTTCATAAAAGATATTTTTTACATTAGAATCTTTTAGAACAATCATATCATTTACTTGAATAATAGCTTGAAGTAGACGTTGTTTTGCGATAGGAAACTTATCCAAATCAGTCATAATAGAAAGTTCATTATCGTTTATTTCAATTCCTAAACTGCTTGTTATGGTATTTAAAGTAGCTGTTTTACTCTTAGTTCTTCCTGTAAAAGTAATACCATGGCTTTTTAAATTATCTAATGTCCAACCATCATCAGTTAATATTATTTTTCCGTTCCTCAAAAATTCTGCATACATAACAATATAATTAAAATCATTATCTAAAAATGGAATTGTAATTTCAACTACATTACTGTCTAAATCTTTAAAAGAGTACTCTTTCATCAACCAATCAAAATATATATTTTGTAATTTATTTGATTTATTCATTTGGAATTTCCTCCTTTCTGATATTAGTATACCTGATAAATTCAGAAAAAACATCTGAGATAGTATTAATATTTGGGAAATTTGATTCCTCTAATGGAATAGCGATACTATCTCGTTTTGGATATTTATTTGAGTAGATGTGGATATGGTTTCCGAGGATAATTTTGCCATCAGGATTTATGTGTTTGTTAGAAGGGTTTATATCAACTCTGACAAGAATGTCATGTGTTTCTTTGAAACGAAGATGAATACTAAAGCGTTCAGGGTTTCTTTTCCCTCTGAAAATATGAAAGAGATATTGAATATCATCATTATCCACAATGAGTTCATCGACGTCGATTCGACCAAATAGCGAAGAGATAGTAATTTTAATTTCTTCGAATGACAATAATTTTTTTGGATATTTTAGTTTTTTAATAACCCATTGAACTTCTTGGTCGTTAAGGTTACCATAGTCCATTATATTCTCCTAATTGTTCACTTAAATAATTTCATGATGTCAGATAGACCAAATGTAGTTTTATGATAAACCTTGTTGTAGGCTGCTTTTTTAGGATTTTTAACCCAACCCATACCTTTTTTACCATAGCCCGGGATAACGGCTTTTTTAGCTTGTCTTTTCCACTTTGCCGTTGTCCGAGCCTTCAAACTCTTTTTTAAACTTGGTTTTCTAAATCCAACTTTCATAATCTAACCTCTTTAGTCAACTTCTACGGGAATAATGTCTTCATTCTTGCTTGACAATGCAACAACGCGATATTGGTCAGCGTCAACTTTATAACGTAAAGCGATTGTAGTTGTGTCATCTGGTAGAGTTTTAGCAGCTTCGGAAATTGTTTGACGGTAAGCTTGCAATATAACTTTTTGAGTTTCATCAGCTGTATTAGAATCAACCGCTTCGATAATTTGTTTCATAGTATCGGCGCCTTCATTAGAAAGCGTAATATTAATTACGTTATGACCGTCCGGAAAATCGCTGTCAGCTACATTGTTTTCGACTTCAACAGTAAAGTTTGAATCATTGTCAGGATTTAAATTATCATTTAATTCTTTAATAACAGAATCGTAAACGCTGTTATCTACTTTTTTACTTGATGAAGTAGTAGAACTTTGTGACGTACTTGTACTTGATGAAGTGCTAGAGCTTGTGTCTGAATTTGACGAACAAGCGGCAAGTGTAACGACTGAAAGAAGTGTGATACTTCCTAAAATAACTTTTTTCATTTCAATAATTTCCTTTAATTCAGCTTTTAACGTGATTCAGTATTTGCACGATTATTTATTCTTTTGCCATAGAGGCGATAATGATTTTAGCAACGTTTTCTTTCTCTTTTTCGGTCATCGGTGGCTCGTTAGGGTCATCTACTGAATATTCAAGCGGGTGCCATTCACCATTGACTTTAACCCATTCTCTGCGTCTGTTGCAATGACAATCTAAGTCATGACAGATAACTTCCATCGGCCTAGTTTCTTCGCTCATTTTTTAACACTCCCTGTAAATATCAACAACTTCTCCGATTGTTCGAATATCGTTCTCTTCGGAAAGTTGAATATCATCATATTCTTTGTTAAGCGATTCTAGACGGTCGCTTTTTAGTTTCTTGACGTAGTTTTCACCGTCAACTTTAAAAATGCCGATTTTGTTTAGGTCAACTTGATTCTTCAATTTGATAAAAAGAAAATCGCCGTTTTTGATTTTAGGCTCCATTGAATGGCCGACTACAATCGCGATAGTGTCATATTCGCTTTCGTCTGGGATTTCATCTTCGTAGAAATCTACCATAGTGTCATAGTCGTCCTCTTGCCAGTAGCCAGTACCAGCCGAAACCTTACCGGGAGCTGGTAAGCTCACACGCTTTCTAGTTTCGTATTCGGCACGTTTTTCGCAAATATCAATAACTTTGCCTTCTTCCTCTGCCAAAAGCTTCTCGGAAACCTGTACAAGCTTATCTTTGCGATTGTCGTTCAACTTATTATAGTTAGACAGTAAAATCGCTTGGCGAGGGTCAAAGTTGATTTTATTTGCAGTGTCAGCGGCTGCTGTTTTTTCTATAGGTGGGAATAAGTCATCGATAGAAATGTTAAAAGCATTAGCCAACGCGAACATAGTATCTTTTTTAGGAGAACGGAATCCGCGTTCATAGTTGCCAATAGCATTTTTCCCCATGCCTATTTTTTCACCTAATTCCGTTTGTGTCCATTTATTTAATTTTCTATAGTATTTAATTTTTTCGCCGATAAAATTGGCGATTTCTTCCTTATTCATAAGGTCACCTCACTTTTTTGACATTATTATAATAACACAAAAAACCACGAAAAGAAAACTTTTTTTGTGTTTTCGACATTTTTTTGTTGACAAACCACGAAACGTGGTCTATAATGAGTGTGTAAGGTTGAGACAGGCCTTAAAAACAAAATAAGAATAAACAAGAAAGGAGTACATTATGCAAACTGTATTATATGGCTTAAGAAAAAAAGCTGGTTTAAGTCAAGCAGAACTAGCTGAAATCATTGGTATTTCAGAAGGTTCTTACCGACAAAAAGAACTAGGATACACTGATTTTAAGTCAACAGAAATGTTTATTATCGCTGATGTTTTTCATCGCGGTATAAACGAAATTTTTTTACCACAAAAGACCACGAAACGTGGACGAAAATTATCTTTAGGTTAGAAAGGATAATACATGAACGAATTAATTAACGTTACTTTAAACGAAAATCAAGAGTTTAATTCTTTTGAAGAATTGTTTTTGTGGGCAGCTAGAGAAAAGCAAAAATGCAATTACAACTCACAACAAATCAAAAGGTTAAGAACTTTTATCAAAGATAAATATCTAAATAAGTTTCAAGGAACAATATATCTCATTGACTTTTTAGACTTGGAATTCATTCACGCTCTAGAATGTGAAAACAGCAGGGAAAATCGTGAAAAGGATATGCAGAGTTATATCTGTCAAAACTTCGAAACACTATTCCCTAATTTTGAATTCGTAAAAAGTGAATTTGTAATAAAAAGTGGTCGAATTGACATTTTAGCCGAAGAAAAAAGCAGCAAGAGACCAGTGATTATTGAATTGAAAACAGATAATAAAAATCCGACTATTCAATTATTAGCCTATTCAAAAGAATTTATCAATCCAATTTTAATAGGGGTTACCGAGAAGAAACTCGCCAATTCAAAAATGGACGACGATATTACATATTATGTTATGAAAAATAAAAAAATGGAAGAGGTGATTAAATGAATGAGTTAATTCGTATAGATTTCAAAGGTGATAGTGCTACTGTCTCGGCTCGTGACTTATATAGAAGTTTAGAGGTTAAAACTCGTTTCAGTCAGTGGGTCGAGCAAAACTTCAAAATGTTTAAAGAGAACGAAGATTTTACAAGTGTAGTTGGAACTACGCTTGTAAATAACGGTGCCGTTCGCAAACTTCAAGATTACGCTGTTACAATTCGCATGGCTGAACATCTAGCTATGATGTCTAAAACTTCAAAAGGGTACGAAGTCAGAGAATACTTCATCCAAGTTGAAAAAGACTTTAACAGTCCTGAGAAAATCATGGCACGAGCTCTTAAAATTGCTGACCGTAAAATCATTAAGCTTGAAGCGACAATCGAAGAGCAAAAGCCTAAAGTTATCTTTGCTAACGCAGTCAGCGCAAGTCATACGTCTATCTTGGTTGGTGACTTTGCTAAGCTCATGCGTCAGAACGGCCTTAATTTCGGTCAAAATCGCTTATTTTCGTGGTTGCGCCAAAATGGCTATCTTATTAACAGGAAAGGTAGCAGTTGGAACATGCCAACGCAAAAAGCGATGGATTTAGGTCTATTTGAAATCAAAGAAACGACTATCAATCATTCAGACGGCCATATCAGCATTAATAAGACTCCTAAAATTACAGGTAAAGGGCAATTGTATTTTGCTGAAAAGTTGCTGAATGTTGACGACAGCAAGAAGCTTAGCTAACTAACTGTTTTCAGGTTGGTTGATACGGCTCTAGTAGGTGATTACTCATAAATATCAATTTGACTATGTTTTATTTTCCTTACCAATATGATTTTTTATTCATTTACACGATAGTATCTCCTAATTTATTTTTATCCGGCTGAAAACGACCTACTAGGGCCATATCAGCCAGTCTGAAGACACAAAAAAGGCCCTTGACTAAGGGCAATTAGTCAGGGGCAAACATAAACGAACAAGGATATTTTAACATGAAACGAAAAAAAGAACAATGGAAACCTAAAGTTACTAGTTACCGAGAAGTAACCGAGAACAACGAAACAAAGCTAGTTGAATTTGACCCAGCAAACTACACAATCCCAGCGGGCCATCTAGTTTACAGAACTCTTATGATGATTAACGAAAATCGATTAGAGGAGCAAACAGCATGACATACATAATTATCACAACAATCATTTTAGCATTGACAGAAATCACAATCTTGCCATTTATTGGCCGCTACACAGACGATAAGGAGCAATAAGACGATGAAATTTTTCGGTAAAATTCACGATTTCTTCTTTCCTGAAGAAAAACCAGACACTAGCAGCTTTGTAAGATTTCCGGACGAAGCAGACCGCTATAGAGAAATCGCTGCTAAACTAAATCAGCAATTATTTTTAAGTAACAGAATGTGTAAAAACTTAAATCAAAGGGTCTTTGACTTAGAGCAAGAAAATCAGTGCTTGCGTAAAATGTTAGCAGAGGTTAAAAAATGAAAGTAGAACAAGTTAGAAAGATGTTAAAAAACCATGAAGTCGCTTGGGAAGCAATCGAATATTTAGAGTGTATGGCTGTAGATGGCGAAAACGATGACGGCGTTTCTGTATCAGTCAAGCAACTTAAAAATTCTATCCACTACTTGGAAAATAAGATTCTTGAACTAGAGGAATACGTCGAAGAGGTAAATAGTTGATGTATGTGAATGAAGTAAAAAACAACGCTTTCTACCAATTTCCACAGTGGCTCTTGAAAGAAGAACCATACAAGAATCTCGGTGATAAAGCCAAAATGATGTACATGCTGCTCTTTGACCGTCGGACGCTATCAATTAAAAACAAGTGGTATGACGAAGATGGAAGAATTTTCATGATTTTCACTATCGAGCAATTCATGCAAGAACTTAATTGCTCAAACAAAGCAGTCGTTAAGGCTAAGAAAGAGCTAGTCGAAGTGGGGCTGTTGGAAGAGGTAAGACAAGGTATGAATAAACCTAATCGCCTATATATCAACGGAAGTGTAGAAAGTACACGTCCGGAAGTGAACAAAGTACACACTGGAAGTGTAGAAAGTACACGTCTGGAAGTGAACAAAGTACACGGAATCAATACTAATAATATCAATACTAATATATCAAATAATATATATACAGATAACAAGCCAATCAATTTCGGGCAATTCGTAAAAGCGGAAGGTCTAAAGGTCAATGATAGACACATGACACGTCTGTTAGAGTATATCGGCTTGGACGGTATGGATATGGAGCTGGTTAAAGAAGCAGTTAGACGAACTACTGACGGCGGTATTGATAATCCGAGTTACACGTTTAGAATTTTGGACAGTTGGAAAGCGAAAGGTATTACCACTGTAGAGCAAGCCAACGAAGAGAAGGAAGAATTTCATAACCAAAAACAGCGACGTAGCTATCCTACCAAACAGCAACCATCCAAAAGCAACGTCCCTGAATGGGTAGAAGAAGAATACAAACACGAAGCAACAGTAGACGAGCAAGCTAAGCTTGACGCGCTGAAAGCAGCATTTTTAGAGGAGTAAACATAAACATGAACGTAAAACAAACAATTTTAGAACAACACAAAACTTTGAAACGTATCGAAGAACTACAAGAGTTTATGCACGGAACATCAACGCTAGCACTTGGGCTACACGAGGATGGGATTATTGAACAGCCAGAACATAAATTGATATTCTTTGAAACAATGCACGTTTTCTCACATATTCTTGAAGATGTGTTAGATGGTAAAGATGTAGCGGAGACAGTAGGTGATGTGTTATTTCCAGATGAGGACGAAGAGTGATGAAAGTTGAATTATTACATGTAATCAACGGTTATCGCAAGTTTCATCTTGGATTCTATGACGATATGCATCAAGCGATTAAAGCGCTCAAAAATCATGTATATGCTTATTCAGCTATTTCAGAACCACGCTTTAGAAAGCCAATGAGTGGAAATAGCATTCGCATTGATTATGGTTTAAAGACTTGCTACTACTTAATGCAAGCTAGAAAGGTCAGCTAATGTTCGAAATCAGATTAGATGATGAGCTTATCACAAGAGCGGACGATTGGAGAGAAGCCCATGTTGAAACTATTGATTATCTGTTAGGTGATGATTCACCGACATTAAAAAAACTTTATCAACATTATGTGCTCTACACTGATGAAGATTTATTTTACGAGTTAGCAAGTATGACTGATAAGAAAATTACAATAAATATCAATTTTACCGTTGATATTCCAGTAAAAGTTAATCAGCATATTTTAGATGATTAGGAGAGGTAAAAATGACAACAGAATTAACACAACGACAAATTACGTCAAGCGTGGCTAACCGAATCGAAGAAATGAAAGGCGAAGGCTTGCTAGTAGCGCCAAATTATAGTGTAAGTAACGCTCTAAGTTCTGCCTATTACGCTTTGACGAATTCAAATAGCGGCAATTTGCTAGGAAAATGTACGCAAGACAGTATTTACAACGCTTTGCTTGACATGGTAACGCAAGGCCTAAGCCCAGCTAAAACACAATGCTATTTCATTCCTTACGGAAACAAGGTCAAGCTAATGCGTTCATATTTTGGAACAATGAAAGTTGTAAAACAATTACCTGAAGTTAGAGACATTTATGCCGAAGTTGTCTATGAAGGTGATGATGTTGAAATCAAAAACGTTGAGGGTCGCAAGGTGTTGGTTAAACACGACACTAATTGGCTTAATCAAGACAATCCGATTATTGGTGCTTACTGTATCATTGAAAAATTTGACGGCGAAAAGATTTTGACAATCATGACCAAGAAAGAAATCGATAAAGCATGGGGGCAATCAAAAAATAAAACCGTCCAAAACAATTTCCCACAAGAAATGGCTAAACGTACTGTCATCAATCGTGCTGCTAAACAGTTCTTTAACACAAGCGATGATAACGATTTATTTATTGACGCTGTAAATCGAACTACAGCAAACGAATATGATGACGAACGAAATGTCAAAGACATAACGCCAGAACAAGACGACAGTGAAAGTATTGACAGCTTCCTTGGTGAACCATTGCCAGAATCGGCTGACGAAGAACCAAAACAACCTAAAGATGTAACGCCGGCCGAAGATACCCCTCAGGAGCTCACAGAAGCCCCAGAATCGGCTCAAATGTCAGAACCTGAAGAATTACATGAATCGGAACAAACGGAGCTATTTGAGCAACTAGGAGAACTATATGACTAAGCTAACAGATGAGAACTACTATCAAGACAAAACTTACTTGTCTAATTCACGCTTTAAGCAGTATATGCAATGTCAAGCCAAAGCTTACGCTGTCGATAACGGCGAATGGATAGAAGACCGAGATGAGACCGCTCTTTTGGTCGGCAATTATGTACATAGCTACTTTGAATCCGAAGAAGTTCACAACGCTTTCGTTGAAGCCAATAAAGCGAAAATCATTGCTAAAACAGGCAAGAACAAAGGCAATCTGAAAGCTGATTTCGTGGTAGGCGAGAAAATGATTAACGCCTTGAAAGATGACGACAACTTTAATCGTCTATATCACGGCTATCCAAGTGATGACGTCAAAAAGGAAATGATTGTGACCGGTGAAATTGAAGGAGTGCCAATCAAGGGCAAACTTGACAGCATTAACCTATCACGAGGTTACTTTGTTGACCTGAAAACCATGAGGTCAATTTACAGCGAGGAATGGAACGCAGATTTACATAAGAAAGTGCCAGCAGCGGTCAATAATATCTTAAATTTTGGCTATGATGGTCAACTCGCTCTCTATCGTGAACTATTGAAACAGATGACAGGCCAAGAGTTTAGGCCGCTTATCGTAGTTGTATCAAAAGAAAATGTTCCGGACAAGGAATTTATCAAAGTTGATGAAAATTGGCTTGATGAAGGTCTTGAAAAGATTAAAGACAACGTCAAAGAGGTCTGGGACGTGATTCAAGGCAAGCAAGAACCTAAGAAGTGTGGTCATTGCGATTATTGCAAAGCCCAAAAGAAACTTTCTAAGCTCGTAAGCTTAAATGACATGATAGGAGATTAAAAGCATGCAAATGGAACACGTTACAGATAGCGTCACTATCTACATCGGAGAACGTCAAAGTAAGAAATGAGGTTAAAACTCATGAATAGACTGAAAGAACTTAGAAAAGAAAAAAAGCTAACTCAAGAAGAGTTAGCGCATTTATTGAACGTTAGCGAAAAAACAATTTCGCGCTGGGAAAGAGGAGAACGTGTCCCAAAATCTGATAAAGCCCAACAGTTAGCAGACTTTTTCGGGGTAAACACAGCTTACTTGTTAGGATATTCAGACTTCCCAGCTAGAAATCTTAAAGAGTTACTTTTTCATGAAATCAAAGCAGAAAAAGAATACAAAGTTATTCGTATTGGAAACGAAAACTTTATTTCTGAAAATAGAGTTTTAAACATAATTAATAAATACGTGCCGGGATTCACGAAAAAAGCGAACTAGAAAGACGTGCCGATTTTAACGAGACGGCAATGTAAAGAATTTCAGCGGGCGCAAGCCATACTCACACAATTTTAAAGTGCCCGCTTTTATTTTTGAGGAGAAAAAATGAAAGAAGAACGAGTTAAAGCAGAGATTATGTGCCCGTTTTGTGGGATGTATATGGTTCTAAAAATCAAGAAACACAGAAAGTCCGTTTCTTGCCCAGGATGTCGAGAACGACTATATCTTAAGAAAACAAATGATAAAGGTTTCTATTTTAGAGCGTCAGAAGCTTATGGAATGAGAAAGATCACACGAGAATTCGAGAAATTATTTGAGGAGAACAGCAAATGACACAAGAGCAATTTATTGTATTATTATTCGCAGTTTTATGCGTTACTTACTTATGTTTATTCACAGTTTATGCAAACAAAAAAATTACAGCAGCTAAGAAAGCTTATCAAGCAACTTTAAAATATTATCAAGATCCAGAAACACAACGACAAATTACAAGTCATGTTTTAGCTAACAATATGCTTCGAAATGGTGAGGAGGTTTTTAAATGATGGATGTACAAGTATTCAATAATGAAGAATTTGGTCAAGTGCGTACACTTGAAATTGATGGAGTACCTTATTTTGTAGGGAAAGACGTAGCAGAGGTTTTAGGTTATAGCGATACAAACCAAGCTATTAGAAGTCATGTTGATGAGGAAGATAAGCTGACCCGTCAATTCTACGGGTCAGGTCAAAAACGTAATATGGTCATCATCAACGAATCAGGAGTTTACAATTTAATTTTTGGCGCTGCTAAACAAAGCGCTAACACCGAAATTAAAGAAAAAGCTAAAGCATTCAAACGTTGGGTGACAAGTGAGGTACTTCCGACCATTAGAAAACACGGTAGCTATGTGGCGCCAACACAAACAGCGCTCAGCCCAGAGGATGCGTTTATTCAACTGTTCCAAACGCAGAAAGAAATCAAGAAAGAACAAGCTGTAATGCGTGATGACATTGTTTATTTGAAAGAAGAACAACCAGTCAATCCGTCAATCAACCAGGATTTGACTAAAGAACGTAACAAAGCAGTCGTTAAATGTTTGGGTGGTTATGATGCGCCAGCATATTCTGATAGCAAATTGAGACAGAAAGTGTTTTGTCAAGCAGCCAGAGATTTTAAAGAGTTGTTCAAAATTCCACGCTATGACTTGTTGAAAAAGAAAGACATTGAGCGTGCTTACGATTATTGGCAACAATGGCAACCACAAACAAATTTACGTTTAGAGATTGAACAAGCTAATAAACAGCTATCTTTGATTATTTAGGAGGCGATTATGGAAAGTGAAAATTTAATAATTGGGCTAGTCGTTATGCTAGCAGCGTTTATGTGCATCGCTGTTGGATACGACATTGGCAGGCATGAAAGCAAGTCCGAAATGACAGAGTTAAAGACTGAACTCAAAGATGCTAAGGCACAAATTAAGCTTTTAGAAGAAAATCAAGTGATTGTGTATTACGCTGATAGTTGGGGAGGTAATTATGATTATGAATAAAAAATTAATAGTGCTAGTAGGTTTAGCGTTAGCTGTAATAGGCTTGAATGGCTGTTCGGAGAGTAGCAACGCGTCTAGTCACGGCGTATATGCTTATATACCTAACGACAACAGAAATTGTGGTTGGGAGCGTGTGAAAATAAAAAATTATTATTTCGGCCAGAAAAGAATTGAAATCGAAACAACAGACGGACGAACCATTGAAGGGTACAATATTACAATTGTGAAGGAGTAGAAATGAACATTAAACAGACGATGATTAAAGCTTTGAGACATACTAAATGGGCGCCACCACAAAGTGTTGATGAAGAAAAATGGTATGAAGCTTGCGATAAAGCAATCGAGCTTGTCGAGCAACTCAAAGAGCCTGATGAAACCAAGATGAGCCTGAAAGATTTGGAGCGAGCGAATACACTTGTCGAAAACGTCAAAATTTTAGAAACATTGTCTAAAAGTGAAATTTATCACATTGCTGTAAAATATCCTGACGGAAGAGATGACTGTTTATTTATGGAAGACGAAATCAAAGAAAAAATTCAGAAGGTGTTTGAAGATTACGCTGATGAATTAAAAGCAGAATTGAAAGATTTGGGGGTTGAATATGAATAAACAAGAAGTGATTGAAAAAATTGAAGGTAAAAGAACAGGTTGTGATGACACAATTTGGGGAGGTGCTTATGATGAAGCTATAGACGATGCATCAGCTATTGTTAGACAACTTGATGAGCCAGAAAAGCTAGTAGTACCACAATTTGTGGCAGATTGGTATGAGGATAACAAAGATGATTTTGAATACAATGTATATGACCTTTGCGTAAAATTTCATGAATATGAATTAAACAGAGAAATTAAAAATTGGTTTGATAGTGCGGATAATAAACCAATTGAGACACTTGTCATGATGCATAAATTTGGCTATGAAGTTAAGAAAGAGAAGCTGTATACAGTCGAGCTTCCAAATCCTAATAGAGCAGATGTAAGCTTAGTGCTTGGGTTATACAATGATGGTAAGGTTGCTATATTTGCTGCTTTTACAGACAGTTGGAAATATGAAAAGCAATATAAACTAACCGAAGCAGAAATCAAGCAAGATTTCGAATGGGCATGGCAATTTGCGAAAGAGGTAGAAGAATGATTAAAAAGTATATTAAAACAACGCCTGTTGAGGCTATTCAAGTTACTGAGGACAATCACGAAGAGACTAAAGAGTTTGCTTTTTTGCAAAGAATCGTTTTTTGCTATGGGCCTATAAGACATTCGATTGATACGCTTGAGGGGAAAATGCGTTTCTCAGATGGCGACTATCTCATTAAGAACCAGACTGGTGAATGCTATGTATGCAAGAAAGAAATTTTTGAGGAAACATATAAATTATTGGAGGATTAAAATGGAAGCTTATAAAGAACGAATGGTAAACGAGCATAAAGAATTGCAAAGACGCACTGTCAAGTTAGGTGAACTGCTAGATAATTATCGTCAAGGGAAATTAGATTTTGAATTGAATTGTCCAGTAACACTGCTTGAACAACAGTTTGGCGCAATGTGTGTTTACCTTGTTGTTTTAGAACGACGTGCTGAAATCGAGGGAATTGAGCTATGATTTAAAAAGTTAAGTACATCGAATTTAAAGAAAAACAACAAAAAAAGCCAAGTCGCAATCAGCTCCTTAGCAATCGTTTCCAATATCAATATTATATCATAAGGAGATTGAGAAAATGCGACTTTTTCAGGAAATTGACAAGGCTTTAACTAAACAGAATGCTTACGAGGTTTTATCTCTTTATCGTCGCTATTCTCGTATGGCTGGGGAAGAATACACACCCAAAATTACAGCTACGTATTCACTAGAACCCAAAGCGGCAGGATTCAGCAATAGCAAGCAAACAGAGATACAAGTAACTAGACGAGTGGCAGCTTGGGACGAAATGCAAGCAATTACGAAAGCTATCAATCGTATTATTGACCCGTTTGTCAGACAAATTTTAATCGAGAAGTATTGTAAGTGGCAGATGAAGTCTGATTGCGCCATTTACATGGAATTGGGCTACTCGGAAAGTGAGTTTTATCGTATGTTAGAGCGAGGGGCGATTGAGTTCGCTGAAAGCTACCGTGGTGGCGAGTTGTTGGTCTTTCGAATTGGGAGAGAAAAGCGAGAAAATAGCTGGGATAGTGACGTCTGTGAGTGTTAAAATCATATTATAGAAAAAATAGCATAGAGCGCGACATTGTCACCTGTGTTAAAACGGTCGCGCCGCAACTTGCAGGAGCTTGCCGTAATGCGAAAGCTAGCAGCACTGTAAGTTGGTAGGGAACATAGCAAAGGGGTGAATGCGACAGACTTTTAATCTGTAGGCGTAGGTTCGAATCCTACTTTCCCTGTTTCAGTCACACATTTGTGTGGCTTTTTTATTTTATTTGATTGAGAGGTGATGGAAAATCGCTAAATTGACCATAAAACAGCAACGTTTTGCCGACGAGTACATCATTTCGGCAAATGCAACGCAAGCAGCTATTAAAGCGGGTTACAGCAAAAAATACGCGAATACGAACGCAAGTAAGCTACTACAAAATACTACAATCAAATCCTATATAGATGAGCGGCTGGAAGATTTGCAGTCTAAAAAGGTTGCTAGTCAGCAGGAAGTGATGGAGTATTTGACGTCGGTCATGAGAGGTCAAGAAACCGAGCAGACTATCATTGGAGTCGCTGATTTAGGCCAAGAATTGACCGATATCGAGGTCAGCGCTAAAGACCGTATCAAAGCCGCTGAACTAATTGGGAAACGTTATCGAATGTGGACCGACAAAGTAGAGGCTGAGGTACAAGGAACGGTGGTGTTTGCGAATGAAGACGACATCGCAGACTAACGACGTTATCGTTAACCTTCCTAAAATGGTCGGCGGTGGCTATGGCAAGTTCTGGCGTTCTAAGAACTTCTACAGAGTCGTCAAAGGCTCTCGTGGTTCGAAGAAGTCGAAAACGACGGCTTTGAACTTTATCACAAGGCTTTTGAAATACCCGTGGGCCAATCTTTTGGTGGTCCGCAGGTATTCGAATACTAACAAACAGTCAACTTATACAGATTTTAAATGGGCGTGTAATCAATTAAAGGTTACACACCTTTTTAAATTCAACGAGTCATTGCCTGAAATCACGTTGAAAAAGACAGGTCAAAAGATTCTGTTCCGTGGTCTTGACGATGAGTTAAAAATCACGTCTATCACTGTTGACGTTGGTATTCTTTGCTGGGCTTGGTTCGAGGAAGCTTATCAAATTGAAACAGAAGACAAGTTTAGTACAGTCGTCGAGTCTATTCGTGGTAGCTTAGACGTTCCTGACTTCTTTAAGCAGATTACAGTGACGTTTAATCCGTGGAATGAAAGACACTGGCTGAAACATGTCTTTTTCGATAAAGACACACAGCGAGCCAACACGTTAGCTTTGACTACAACCTACAAATGCAACGAGTGGTTAGATGAAGTCGATAAGCAACGTTATGAAGACTTATATGTCACTAATCCAAGGCGTGCTCGTATCGTTTGCGATGGCGAATGGGGCGTAGCTGAAGGACTTGTATTCGAGAATGTTAAGGTTGAAGACTTTGACAAAGACGAGCTGCTTAAAGACAAGAATAATAAACTAGCTCTTGGTCTTGACTTTGGTTTCACCCACGACCCAACGGCACTTGTGGCTTGCTTGATTAATGATGAGACGAAGGAAATACATATTTTTGATGAAGCTTATCAAGTCGGCCTATTCACTCGTGAAGTGGCTAACTTGATTACATCAAAAGGTTATCAAAAGACAACGATTATAGCCGATTCAGCAGAGCCTCGCTTGATTGAGGAACTTAAACAAGAGCACGGTTTGAGACGTGTGAAGCCTAGTCGAAAAGGCAAAGATTCAATCATGGCCGGTATTTCGAAGTTGCAAGGCTACCAAATCATCGTCCACCCGTCATGTACTCACATCATGGACGAGTTTTACAGCTATTGTTACCAACAAGACAAGGAAGGTAACTGGCTAAACAAACCTGAAGATAAAAACAACCACTTGATGGACGCATTACGCTACGCTTTGCAATGTGTCGAAAGCAAGAGCTGGCTATATTAAGGAGTATACAATGCTACAAACTAACGATATTTCAACGCTTGGTGCTGAGATTAAGAGCTTAATCAACAACGACCGGGCTAGCGCTTTGAAGCGGAAAATGTTTGATGGAGTCAGATATTATGATTCACAGCACGACATTTTAAAGACTCGCATGTTCTTTTTTGACAGCAACGGACAACTAAGGGAAGAAGAGTATCGAGCCAATACGAAGATTTCGCACGGATTCTTTACCGAGCTTGTTGACCAAAAGGTTCAATACTTGCTTTCTAATCCTGTTGAATTTACGACAGAGAACCTAGAACTACAGGACTATCTGGAGCAATATATTGACGATGACTTTCAGCTTATGCTGCAAGAGCTCGTTGAAGGTGCTAGTCAAAAGTCTTATGAGTATGCGTTCTGGAACGTTGATGAGACCGGCAAGGTCAAATTTAGAGCCGCTGACGCACTCAAAACGATTCCGATTTACGACGAGAATCTAGCAATTGACCAGATGATTTACTACTACGATGACCAAATCACAATCAAGAACGAGGTCAAGAACGTGGTTCGCGCTCAGTTCTGGACGAAGGAACAAGTATTTTACTTTGTTTGTGTCGATGAAGGTGAAATGGAGCTAGACGAATCTATCAAGGTGAATCCGGCTTTCCATCAGCTTGCTAAAGATGAGGAAGGGACTTACTACGGTAAAGGCTATGGCCAAGTGCCGTTTATCAAGTTGGCCAATAACAAGCGTGAGAAGACTGATTTAGAGCCTATTAAAGACTTGATTGATGACTATGACTTGATGGCTTGCTCGTTGTCTAATAACTTAATTGACTTTGACCACCCGATTTACATCGTTCGCGGTTTTGAAGGTGACAACTTAGATTCATTGGTCACTAACCTAAAAACCAAGAAGACTGTTGGCGTTGGTGAAGATGGCGGCGTAGACGTTCAGACTGTTGATATTCCGGTCGAAGCTCGTAAGACTAAGCTAGCAATCGATAAAGAAGGTATCTACAAATTCGGTATGGGCTTTGATAGTTCTCAAACTGGCGACGGCAATATCACAAATATCGTAATTAAATCACGTTACAGCTTGCTTGACCTGAAATGTAATAAGACTGAGGTTCGATTGAGAGCGGTTATCAAGCAAATGCTTGACCTGATTGTCCAAAATATCAATGAATTGAACGGCAAAGCATTCGATTCGTCTGTTATTGAGGTGACTATCACACGCTCAGTTATGGCTAACGAGACCGATAACGCCACAGTTGCTAAAACTGAAGCGGATACTAAGCAAGTATTGATTAACAACGTCATGACGGCAGCTCCTCGCTTAGATGACCGTACAGTTTTGGAACTATTGGCTGAGATCTTGGAAGTTGACCCGGACGAAGTCGAGAAAGCTTTGGGCGAACAGGCTTACAAGTCTGATTTTAACCAAATGACAGAGGTAGATGATGACGGAACTGAACCAATTTCAACAGGAAATCGAGAATCTGCTGGCGAAGGCGGACAAGAAGACTGATAAACAGTTATATGGTTTGTATATAGACACGATTAAGGACCTGAAGCAGGCTTTGCTGGTCGATTATCAACGCTATGAACAGCTATCGTCCACGGAAAAGCTAAAATTAAGTCGTATGACGAATCTTTTAGAACAACTTGATAAATCAACCAAGGAATTAAAACAAGGGCTTAAAACGGAAATTAACGGCCATTTAGAGGATACGGGGAAAATAGCTTATAACGAGCTCTTTTATGAATACGAGTCTAAAAACACAGCTATCAATTTCACAATGCTAAAAAGCGAAGAATTGAAGACAATTATCGAGACGCCTGTAGCAAATTACAAGCTGTCCGAGCGTTTAAATGACGGTGTAGCTGAACGATTGAAATCAAATATCAAATCAGAGCTTACACGAGTATTCCTATTAGGCTACAGCTACAAGCAGACTGCTGCTAGGTTGGCAGAGCTTGGCTATAGTTCTTATCGTCGAGCCTTGAACATAACTCGCACCGAAGCCGGTCGAGTTCAGGCAATCGCAAGACAAAAGTCGCAAATGGAAGCAATGAAATTGGGTGTCGAGTTTGAAAAAGAGTGGATTTCAACACTTGACAATCGCACTCGTAGCGACCACGCTAAGCTTGATGGTCAACGTGTCAAACCTGATGAAGACTTTGAAGTCAGCGGGCTTAAAGCCAAACAACCCCACATGTTTGGGGTTGCTGCTGAAGATTGTAATTGTCGTTGCCGCACCGTTTCACGCTTGAAGAATGATAAATCAGCACTTTTGAGACGTGACAACGAGACGGGTAAGGTCGGTCGATGGAAAAACTATCATGATTGGGCGTCAAGCAAAGGTTTTGAAGTACCTAAGCGACTTCCTAAAATGCAAATTGATAATTATCGAAAAGGAGCGATTCGGGCAATCGAAAAAACCAATATGTCCTCTGCTGTTGGTTTAGCAAATTACAACCAATTTCTTGATAAATTTGATACAATTAAAGATGAGAATATGCTAAAGATGTATTCGCAACTTGGCAATAAATTGGAATTCCAATCTCTCAAAAGAAAAAGAGCTTTCGCAAGAAGAAGCAGCGTTCAATTGAATCAAGATTGTTTCGATGGTATCAAGACCAAAGATGGTCAAGCTTACATAAAAAATCCGCTTTCTACCGTTTTTCATGAAAATGGTCATGCCTTTGATTATTTAGGGTTTGACAAGCTAACTAAAGGCGAGCGAGTGGTTATCGGTCAACAGAAATCACGTTTATCTGGAAAAACTTACACAGTTGACATATACGGCACACACGCTTCTTCTTTACCACAATATAACTTGAAAGAGACGCTCCAAAATGATTTTTGGAGATATATTAACGGTGATTTGCGAATTATCAAAAAAGGCGAGCGGGTTCCGGCAGCAGAAAGAGCCGAAATCAGAAGAAAAAACCAAGAAAACATAAAAGAATTCGTGAAGGAAGTAGAAAAACTTGGAAAGAAAGTCCCTGATGTAATCCCGCCACTATCAGATATGTTTGAAGCTACAGGTTATCATTATGATTATCCTTTTGGCTGGGGACATGGGAAGAAGTACTGGAAACGTCCGGGGTCGGCAGAAACGGAGTTCTTCGCAGAAATCAGCGAACTTTTAGCGACAAGTCCCGAAGCATACAACGAAATCAAACGAATGTTGCCGAACGCCGTAGAAGTTTATCATCGAATTGTAGAAGATATTTTAAAGGAGTTGTAATATGTTTTATTTTGAAGATGACAAGTTAAAAACAAGAGTATTAGACGCTGAAGAGAAGTATTCTGAACATTTTCAAGAAGATTTTCCGATTTTTGAAGTACTTTCGGAAATGCCAACAGCTGACGAAGTCGAAAAACTTGAGAAAAGCGTCGCTGATTGCATTAGCAACGATAAACCTTATCCAAAGCCAGATGATTATGATGACAGGCTTTATTAACTAGCACTATCTAAACGATGGTGCTTTTTTTATACCCAAAAAGTCGTAGAAATACGGCTTTTTTTGTTTTGTCCTAGTAGCCAAGAGGAAAGGCAGAGCTCTGCAAAAGCTTGACCGTTGGTTCAAATCCAACCTAGGACTTTCGCCAAGACAAGGCGTTAAATTGTCAACATTATTCAAATTCTCGTGGTCGTCTCACGTTAAAAGGACGTAGAAGGAGAACAAATGAAACGTGAATTTCTACAGTCTCTAGAACTGTCTGAAGAAGTTATCAATCAAATCATGGCAGAGCACGGCAAAACCGTACAAGCTACGCAAGAAAAACTGTCCGCGGCAGAAGCACAGCTTAACGAAGCCAATGCTACTCTTGCCACTTTGAAGAAAAATAACAAGGACAATGAGGGGCTACAAAGCGAATTGAAGTCTTATAAAGAGCGAGTTGAAATGCTAGAACAGGAAGCGAAAGATAACGCTCGTAAACAGACAATCAAAGACGCTTTGACGGATGCTAAAGGGACTGACGTTGATTATCTCATGTTTAAACTTGGTGACCTTGAAGTCGATGACGAAGGCAATGTGAAAGACCTTGAGAATAAAATCAAGGACCTGAAAGCAAGTCTTCCAACTTTCTTTGAGGAAGCACCAGAGCCACCTAAAGAACCAGAAGGGTTCACTAAGTTAGGCGGCGCCAAATTAGGCGGTGGACAACCACCCAAAGAAACAAGTCTTGAGTCAGTTCTTGCAAATCCTGAAATGAATTTGACTCAGTTCTTGCAACAACAGAGCAAATAAAAGGAGAATTTAAATGTCAAACGAAATTACAAAAGTTCTGGATACTATTACGCCAGAGATTTACAATGCTTATATTCAGCAGTATACTGCTCAAAAATCACTAATCGTTAACTCAGGTATCGCAGTCGCTGACGACCGTGTCTCTAAAATGATTACAGCAGGAAATACACTCGTTAACATGCCGTTCTGGAATGACCTTGACGGGGAAGACGAAGTTCTTGATGAAGATAAAGAACTTTCAACTGGTAAAATCACAGCAGGAAAAGACATTGCGGCGGTTATGTATCGTGGCCGTGGTTGGTCTGTAAACGAACTTGCTGCTATCATTTCCGGCGATGACCCAATGCGTGCCATTCTTGACCGTATCGGAGACTACTGGTTACGTCAAGAGCAAAAAGTCTTGCTTTCAGTGCTTAAAGGTTTGTTTGTCGAAGGTGGAGCACTTGCTTCTAGTCACTTGCTAGATATTTCAACAAAACCAATTACAGCGAAAGAAGTGCTTAATGCTAAACAGCTGCTTGGAGATTCAGCTAGCAAACTTAAAATCTTGGTTATGCACTCAGCTGTATACACTAAATTACAACAAGACAATTTAATCAATTACATTCAACCAACAGACGCAACAACAGAAATTCCTGTTTACCTTGGCTACCGCGTCGTAGTTGATGATAGCAATATGCCGGCCGACGATGTATATACTACTTACTTGCTTGCGGAAGGTGCCTTTGGACGCAACAACGGAACGCCTGAAAAATTAACAACCTTTGAAACAAACCGCAAAGCGGCTGCTGGTGTTGATGAAGTTTACACACGTCGCGCTTTTGTCTTCCACCCTTATGGTATTAAATTTACTGATACTACAGTAGCTGGTGAAACACCATCAAATGCAGAACTTGCCACAGCTAACAACTGGTCTAAAGTCTACGAAGACAAAAACATTGGTATCGTGGCAATTCGTCACAAATTGTCTACTGAAACTGTTTAAGGAAGGTGATTCGAATGAAAAAACTTTATCTTGTCGTTGATTCGTTCATCGATTCGCAAGATGAAGGTGTTTTTTATCCTATCGGGGCTATCTATCCCCGTGAAGGGTATGAACCAGACGAAAAACGTGTCAAATCTTTCTTGAAAGGCGAAAACGCCAAAGGCTCAGTGCTTATCAAGGAGCTCATTCAGCTTCCGGCTAAAGACGTGGTTGAAACACTGAAAGAAGTAGCTGAAGAACCTGAAAAAGAGCTTAATCGTGATGAAATCAAGACAAAACTTGATGAATTGGGCGTAGATTACAAGAAGAATGCACGTACTGAAGTGCTAGCTGACTTGCTAGCTGAACAAGAAGGGGAGTAGTCAGCTACTCTCTTTTAATTTTGGGGGTATGTATGATTATTTCGCTTGAAGACGCTCTTAAAATCGATAAAAATGCCACACAAGAGTATTGTGATGGTCTTGAAACGATGGTCAGGGTGTCTACTAACAACAATTTCCAAAATATCCGCTTTAGGTGCTCTGGTTTGGTGCTTTCAGATAATGAAATCCGCGTCTCTAAAGGCCGTTTAGACATTTTTAAGGTCGGTGACACGGTCGAAGTAAATAATACTAATTATAACGACGGCTTATATACCGTCTCAGAGGTCGCTGACGACGTTTTGAAGATTGATGGAGAATTTATCACGGAAGTATCAACGCAGGCCATACTGACCAAAATAAGCTACCCAGCGGACGTCTTAGCTGGAGTTAAGAAATTAATTCAATACGATTCTAAAATGTCTGGAAAAATTGGGGTCAAATCGGAATCGATTAGTCGTCATTCGGTGACTTACTACGATGTGACCGCAGCAGAGAGTCAAGAAGGCTATCCGGCTACTTTGCTAGGTTTCCTGAAGAAATATAAGAAATTGAGGTGGTCTTGATGTCTACTTTTACGATTTTAAAATATGATAAGACAGGTAAAAGAAATAGTTTAGGCCAAATCATTCACGACTTTCAGGAATCTAGCACTTTTGACGGCTGGATTGACTTTTTGGGTGGTGAGGAAAGCAATAGTCAGAACGCAATCACAGCAGATAGTACTCACATTATTATCACGTTCAAAACAAGCTTAGAAATCAGCATTTCGGACCGTGTTCGCTTTAAAGATAGAGATTACGAAGTGACATACGTTGATAATCCAATGGAATTAGACGACCACTTGGAAATCTTTTTGAAGGCGGTGGGTTGATGTCTAGTGAGTTTAAAGATAATTCAGCAGCAGTCAAGCATGAAATTGAGTTACAAGCTATTCGTGGCCTGATTCAAGCTTGTATGCTTGTTGAAGGTGACGCCGTTGGGTTGGCGCCGGTCGATACTGGAGCCTTGCGTGATAGTATTGACTACCGTGTTGACCGTGATGAGTTGGTCGGCTATGTCGGCACTAATTGCGAGTATGCGGTTTGGATTGAATTTGGTACTGGTGAATTTGCCGAGAAAGGCAATGGCCGAAAAGGTGGCTGGGTCTATACAGCTGCTGACGGCAAGACGTATTTTACTTACGGTCAAAGACCTGTTAAGTTCTTGCGTAACGCTTTCCGTCAAAACAAGTCACAGATTCAAGCAATTTTGGAAGATTGTCTTAGAAACTTAACGTAAAGAGGTCGAAATGAACGAAGTTATTGCCGCTGTATTGGCCCAATGTCAAAACGTCATCGCTGAAAGTTATTTCAGAAAGAACACAAGTCAACAAATCACTTATCCTTATCTAGTTTTTAGCTATGATAGTGATAATCGTGACAAGTACGCTGATGGTGCTTATCTGGACGTAACTATCTTTGATAATCAAGGCAGCAATGACGAACGAATTGAGACCAAGACAGCAGAATTAAAACAAGCACTAAGAAATTACTCTGAAATGCTTGATAGTTGTTACATTAGAGCACGTTTTGAGGGCGGAAACATGACTGACACAGGTTCGGACATGCTACAACGTCGAGACGTGCGTTTTTATTTGGTTATAGATTGGAGAAATTAATGGCAAAACAAGCTGTACGTAAAACAGGTTATACCAAGAACACGCCTAAGTCATACGTAGTAGACGCCGGCGCTGTTTACAAGAACCTTGAATGGAATGCAGAAACTAAAAAATGGGAAGGTGAGCTTTTAGGAGCTACTTCCGACGGTAACAAGGTCACTATCGAGAAAAACTATCGTGAAGTCGAAGTTGACGGAGTTAAAACTAAAGCCGTTGGTTTGAAGATTTTGGAATCTCAAAACGCAACACTTGAAACTAACGTCAAAGAACTCACGGCCGAAAATATTGCTTTGGCTCTAGGTGCTGAAGTGACAAGCGGCGACGGTGTATCAGCGCCAGAAAACTACAAGATTATCACAAGTAAAGGCACAGTCGAAACTAGTGACTATCTTAAAAATATTGCTCTTGTCGGAACTATTTCAGGGACTAACGAACCAATTATCATTGTTTTGGATAATGTACTATGCACGTCTGGTCTTGAAATGGAACTTAAAGACAACGAAGAAGCGGTAGTAGCGATGACCTTCGAAGCACATGCTGATGAAGACCAAGTAGAAGACTTGACGCTCCCAGCTCGTATTTACTATCCACAAGTTAGTCTTGAAGTTTAATACTATTTAGAGAGGATTTTGATTGATGACCAAAAAAGTAACTGAACTACCAAAAGAAACAAAAATGCGTGAGCTAAAAGGTGATGACATCTTTACTATGCTTGGAATTCTTGGCAAACTTGACTGTCAAGATGAGATTATGGCTTTAGTTGATGGAGCTTTTAACAGCGCTGAAAAAGACCTTGAGAAACGAGGAACAAAAGTCGTTGCCGGCTTAGTCTTTGCTGTTATGAAAAACATCAGCAAAGCAAAAGATGACATAAACAGTTTTCTTGCTGATTTGACTGGTAAGAAAGTTCCTGAAATTAATTCGCTTAGCATGATTGATTACACTAAATTGTTAACTGCTTTCTTTAAGAAAGAGGAACTTAAAGATTTTTTCAAATCTATTGCGTCAGTGTTGAGCTAACAGAATTTAGATTAAAAGATTTACTTTTCAAACGATACGCTAATCCAATGCTTGTCCTAGGGACTATGACCTTAGGGCAGACGTTGGATTTTTTAGTGTATTTGGCCAATGAAACTCAAAAAGAAGAGTTGAGAGATATCTGGTTGGCCAAAGATACCGAATTGAGTTTAGGCGAGTTCATCAACAAGAATCTTCATTCTAAAGGGCGTACAGACAAGAAACAATCTGTAGAGAAAGATAAGCAAGCCATCGCAATGGCTGAATTTATCTTAAATAACGACAAGAAAGGAGATGTAGATGGAACTATTTAGCTTATTCGGGAAAATTGGTATCAAAAACCAAGAAGCCAACAAGGCTATTGATGAAACGACCGGAAAAGCTGAAGGAGCTCATGGAAAACTAGGAAAAGTATTCGGCGGTATCGGGAAAGCCGCTGGTGTGGCTGGTAAAGCTATCGGTGTCGGCCTTGCTGCTGGTGTAGCAGCGTTAGGGACTTTAGGAGTTGCAGCAACAAAGAACTACGCTGAGTACGAACAGTTAACCGGTGGTGTTGAAACACTTTTTGGGACCGGTGGTAAAAGTCTTGAAGAATACGCTCAAAGCGTCGGAAAAAGTGTTGATGACGCAGCAGAACAATTTAACAAGTTGCAATCGGCGCAAGACGCTGTTATGAATCATTCTAAAAACTCTTTTAGAGAAACAGGTCTATCAGCTAATGCGTACATGGAAACCATTACCAGCTTTAGTGCGTCATTGATTCAGTCGCTTGGTGGAGATACTCAAAAAGCGGCCGAAGTCGGACATAAAGCGGTAGTTGACATGTCTGATAACGCCAATAAAATGGGTACTAATATTCAGGATATTCAGAACGCTTACCAAGGTTTTGCAAAACAAAACTACACGATGTTGGATAACTTGAAGCTCGGTTTTGGCGGTACTAAAGAAGAAATGCAGCGCTTGTTGACGGAAGCCGAAAAAATCAGCGGGATTCATTACAACATTGATTCGTTCGCTGATGTCGTTGAAGCAATTCACGTCATGCAAGAATCAATGGGGATAGCCGGAACCACAGCGAAGGAAGCTGCGACAACCATCGAAGGTTCAATCAGCATGTTGAAAGCTTCTTGGACCGATTTCTTAACTGGTATGGCCGACTCTGACCAAGACATTGGGCAATTGGTTAAGAACGTCGCAGATTCGCTCAAAACTGTATTTGATAATGTCATTCCTCGTATTTTACAAGCATTGCCTCGTATTATCGAAGGATTGTCACAACTGTTTCAATTAGTCGCTGGTTACTTACCAGAGATTTTACAAACACTGTTACCGCCTCTAATTTCAGGCGCTACAGAATTGCTAGGAGCATTATTCAATGCTTTACCGGCGATTTTCAATACCTTGTTTAATACAGTTCTTCCGCAAGTATCAGACGCTTTTATCAAGTTCCTTGACCAAGTCTTCTCGCAAGTTCCGCCTGAATTCTCAGGCCTTCAAAAGGCTTATGAGAATATCAAGACGACTATTTCAGAAGTTGCTAGCATGGTTGGAAACTTCTTTAACGGTTTCTCTGGTGCTGACGGTAGCACGAATAAAGTCAACGGTCTAAAAGACGCCTTGAAAGGCGTTTCTGACTTCTTGGCAGACGCAACAGGCGGAGTCAAGGACTTTGTGACATGGTTTAAGCAAGGCGGTACGTCTGTAGACGTGTTTAAATCTGCTATTGTTGGCGCTACAGGCGCTTGGACGGCTTACAAGGTTGTTACCGGTGTTATCAAAGGTATCGAAACAGCTAGAAATGTTATTTTAGGTGTTTCAAATGGTTTGATGTTAGCTCACATGGTAAGAACTAAAGCGTTGACAGCGGCAGAAGGAGCTCACGCAGCCGCTACCGTTGCAGGTACTGGAGCAGTTAAAGCATTCAATGCAGCTATGGCTATTAATCCTTGGGGAATCTTAATTGCAGCAATTGCCGCAGCAGTAGCAGGACTTATTTGGTTCTTTAGTCAAACTGAAACCGGCAAAAAAATGTGGTCTGACTTTACGAAGTGGCTCGGCGAGACTTGGCAGTCACTCGTAAACGGCGCAGGTCAAATTTGGCAAGGCTTAGTGGACTTCTTTAGCAATCTATGGACGTCTATCAAAGACACTGCTTCAAGTGCGTGGGAAGGCGTTAAAAGTGCTTTAACAAGCGCTTGGAGTTCAATTGTTAGCGCGGCACAAGCAGTTTGGAATGGATTACTAGCGTTCTTCAACGTTCTTTGGGGAAGTATTGCGATTATCTTCCAAGTTGCATGGCTGGCAATCTATACACCTTTGCGAACGGCTTGGGAAGTGTTCTGGGCGTTTACACAAGGATTCTGGCAAGGTCTAGCTGATTTCTTCTCTGACCTTTGGGAAGGAATTAAATCAGTAGCGATAAGCGTTTGGGACGCTATCAGTTCAGCGTTAACAGCGGTATGGAATACTATTGTCGCTTTTGCTATGAGCGTTTGGCAAGGTTTCGTTCTGACTTTAACCACGATTTGGAACGGTATTTTAGCAGTAGCTACGCCAATTTTCAATGCTTTGAGTACATTCTTTAGCACTTTGTGGAATGGTATCGTAACTGTTGCGATGACTATCTGGAGTATCCTCGTAACCGGTTTAACAAATATGTGGAATAGCGCCGTAACAGTAGCGACAACAGTCTGGACAGCTTTAAGCGCTTTCTTTAGTAGTCTTTGGAGCGGAATCAGTTCAACAGCTTCAAGCGTTTGGAGTTCTATTTCTTCATTCTTATCTGGAGTTTGGAATGGAATTTCATCAACAGCTTCAAGCGTGTTCAATGGTATCAAGAACACAGTATCAAACGCGTTCAATAGTATTAGGGGCGTAGCTTCGTCTGTTTGGAATGGTGTCAAGAGCACTATTTCAAATGCAATCAACGGAGCTAGAGACGCTGTCAGAAACGCAATCGAAGCTATTAAAGGATTCTTTAACTTCAGTATTTCATGGCCGCATATTCCAATGCCACACTTTAGTATTTCGCCAGCTGGTTGGAGTGTTGGAGACCTTTTAAAAGGTAAGATTCCACATTTAGGCGTTCAGTTTTATAAAAAAGGTGGGATTATGACTAGCCCTACCCTTTTTGGAATGAACGGCAACAATGCTATGGTTGGCGGTGAGGCAGGAGACGAAGCTGTCCTTCCGCTTAACGATAAGACCTTGGCTGGAATTGGTAAAGGAATTGTTGACGCAACCGGCGGAGAATCTGAAAGCGTCGAAGTGCTTCGTCTAATTCTTGGAGTGCTTGAAGAAATCCTTAATAAAGACCTAGACGTCTATCTTGATAGTGACACGCTGGTTAGCAAGACTTATCGCAAATACCAAGCTAAAATCGCAGCGTCTGACGCTCGTAATTTAAGATTGAGAGGGGGATAATGCTTGGAGAAAATTTTAAAAACTATGTCCTATAACGGCGTAGACCTTGAGCCTTATCTCACGGTTTTAAAGGTCTATCGTCCGGGAACGGCTGACATTACTAACGATACAAGGCAGGTCGCAACTCGTGGCCTGTCTTTTAAACGTCAGCGAAGAGGTGGAAAGACAATCAAAGTCGATATTTTTATCGCTGGAAATGTCTTGGAAACGATTGATATTTTGAACGATATCTTTGCTGATTATCCGGCTAAATTGGTCTTTAGCGACCAACCAGACCGCTACTATTTAGCGACACTTAGTAAATTTCCTGAACCGTCAAGTTCGGTCAGAGAAGCGGAGTTAACACTGGAGTTCGAGTCATTCGATGGGGTGGCTCACAGTGTTGCTTATAAACGTTTTGATAATCCTAAAGTCGAGGGCGACAGGCTTGTTTTTGAGGTCGAAAACAAAGGGAATGAGACCGCACTACCGATTATCCGACTCAAATCCAATAGTGATAACGGCTATTACGGTCTTGTTAGCGATTCAGGCGTCATGGCCGTCGGAAACAAGGAAGAAATGGACGGGAAAACCGTTGAGAAGTCTGTTATCGAATTCGATTATCGAGACGATAAGATTTTAACCGGTTTTGAAAAAGGGGCTAAGAATCAGGCTATATCAAACGTAGCCGAGAACCTAACAGGGACGCTTGGCACGTTGCGTTTTAATGGGCGTAATTTTGTTTATTTGCAGAATTATTCGCAGCAAGGCGTCAATAGTTCAGGAAGCCTTACGTTTCCTATTACGAATAGCACAACCTACGACTATATTTGGTGGCGTCAGCTATTTTGGAGTGGTCCGGACCAGCTAGATAATCAATACGGCTTTATTAAAATTATTGCCACTGATGAAGAAGGCACGTTCTTATATGGCGTTGAGACATTTAAGCGAGCTCGTGGCCTTGATTGTGAATACAACTTCCTTGGCGCCGATGGTCACGGCGGTTTCAAGACTTTGAAAAGTATTAAGTTTTGGGATACGCAGTATGACAAAGAGAATCCGTTCAATGAGCCGCGAGGTTTCTCGGACATTTTGAGGAAAGATGACGTCGTTGACTTCTACTGGTGGGGTGGGCGTAATCCGTTCACGATACCAGCGATTAAAGGCAAGAAAACAGCGAACGTCCATATCATTATGGGCGGTTTTTCAGGAAGGACGCTGGTAACTCGTATGTATGTCAGTGACTTTCTTTTTCAAGCTAACAAAGTGCCGACGTGGGAAGATATCCCGAATCGGTACACGATGGGAAGCACTGTTGAAATCAATAGCGAGAACCGGACTATTTTAGTTAGCGGGATTCAAAGCGCAAAAGAAATGATTGACGGCGGATACTTCCTGAAAATACCGAGAGGACGCAGCAAAATTAGCATTTCAACGTCTAGTTGGTGTCAAAAGACACCGACGGCAACAATCGAATTTGAGGAGAGGTGGAGCTAATGCTATTAAGCATTTTAGACCATAACCTTGAGCGTGTCGGATTCTTAGACAACGAAGATAACGCTAAAGGTCTTGTTTTTTATAACGATATGTGGTCGCGCTACCTTGAAACAGGTTCCGCGACCTTTGATTTTACGGTTGATAAAAAGAATTTAGAACTAAATACGCATAACAGACGCGTCTATCAAACACTTAATGAGCGTTCTTTTGTGTCATTCCATGACAATGGTCGCGCCTATCTGTTTAACATCATGAAAACAGTCGAAGATGAAGACGCAATCACTTGCTATTGTGAGAATCTGAATCTTGAGCTTTTAAATGAGTACGCCAACCCATTTAAAGCAGATAAAGCATACAGCTTTGAAGAGTATTGTAAGAAGCTTGATTTGCTTGATTTTGCAGCTTTGAAACTCGGAATCAATGAAGTCTCTGACCAAAAAAGAACCATCGAATGGACCGGCCAAGACACTAAATTAAAGCGTTTGATTTCGTTAGCGAATAACTTTGACGCTGAAATCGCATTTGAAACCTACTTGAACGACGATAGCTCTCTGAAAGTGTTTCGTCTGAATGTCTTTAAAGAGCACGATGACAAGCACCAAGGTGTCGGCGTAAGACGTGACGACATTATTTTGAATTATGACCAAAATATCGAAAAAATCACTCGTACGGTCGATAAAACGCCAATCTTTAACATGATTCACCCAACCGGAAGCGACAAGACTATCACGCGTCAAGTCACTAAAACTAGGACGGTTTACAAGACTGTTACGGTCTCTGGTGGTGGCGCAGGGAATACAGAGAACGCTCTACGAAATATCGAAAGTCGTAAAGGTCAACGAGTCGGAACTGGTCAATGTTATTCACTATCCGCCTTGTATTCCGCCTTGCTAGGCGGTCCCGGTCTTGGAGCTGGCGTCACTGGAATCAGCGGGCGAATCGGTGCAGGGATAGCTGCATCAAATATTGGTACAGATTACCGCTGGGGTGCCTTTGGTTGGGCTGTAGTTGGGAACGAGGTTTCTAACGCAAAAGCCGGCGCTATCGTCAATATTAGGGCTAACTATGGTTCGCCTTTCTGGACTGGACCATACGGACATACAGCGATTATTAAATCGGTCAGCGGGTCTACGATTACCGTTCTAGAACAGAACTACGCTGGGCGAATGTACATTGTCGAAAACAGCTACAATCTAGGCGCTTATATGGCTGGTGTTCAAACATTGTGTTATCCGCCAGAACTTGCAGCAGGCAAGGTTGTAGGCGGTCAAGCAGTGACTAAGCAAGTGCCTGTACAGGAAACGTACACAGAGAACGTCAAAGAGACGGTTAAAACAGTCATTCCATCAAACAAGTATAAGGAATATAAGAACGACACTGGAGAGGTCGAGTTTTACGTCAAAGATGGTAGCATTTATGCTCCTATTTCCGCCAAGCTTTATCCGTCAGTTTTGTCAGGTAAAGAAATCGGCGATAACTGGATTAGGAAAGACGCGTCAATCGAAACGACTGACGAGAACGTTCTAGAAGCCAATGCTTTGAAAATGCTACGCGCTGGGTGTTATCCAACGATTACATATGACGTCAAAGGAGACGCCGATTTAGAACCGGGAGACACGGTCAAAGTACATGATGACCAATTCTACCCGGTTCTTTTATTGGAAATGAGGGCTTCAGAGGTTCACCGAAGTTTCTCAGACCCAGACCAAGGCCACTCGGTCTTTACGAACTTTAAAGTCCTTGAAAATCAGCTTCCTAGCGACTTGTTATCTCGTATGGAAGAGCTAGCAGACGCTAAAGCACCTTATACAATCCGATTATCAAGTGATAACGGTACAAGCTTTAAAAATAACGAGGGTGAAACGTTATTTAAAGCCGATTTGTACAAGGGCGAGAAGTTGTTAGCTACTGACGTCTCTTGGCGATGGGCTTTGGACGGCGTGGTCACAGTCGGTATGCAATACCGTGTCCAAGCTAAAGACATCACTGACACAGCGATTTTAACCGTCTCGGGCTATGTCGGAAATACTGAAGTAGCCACTACGGAAATCACGCTTACCAATATCAACGATGGACCTCAAGGGCCTCAAGGTCCACAGGGTCCGCAAGGCGAACAAGGCGCTAAAGGCGATAAGGGAGACAGAGGTGCAGATGGTATAGCTGGTAAAGATGGCGTAGGTTTAAAATCAACAGTCGTCACTTATGGATTAAGTACATCTGAAACCACACAGCCAACTAGCTGGAGTGTCCAAGTGCCAATGTTGACGAAGGGCAAGTACTTGTGGACTAAAACAGTATGGACTTATACAGATAACACTAACGAAACAGGCTACCAGAAAACATATATTGCCAGAGATGGTAACGATGGAAATGATGGTATAGCTGGTAAGGATGGCGTAGGTATCAAGTCAACGACTATCACTTATGCAAGCTCAACTTCTGGCATAACTAAGCCTACAAGTGGCTGGTCTAGCACTATTCCGAGTGTTTCAGCTGGTAACTTTCTTTGGACTAAGACTGTTTGGATGTACACGGATAATACTAGCGAGACTGGCTATTCTGTTGCAAAAATGGGTGAGACTGGTGCTAAGGGTGATAAAGGTGAGACTGGACCACGAGGGCCAAAAGGCGAACAAGGAATCGCTGGTGCTACTGGTGCAACGGGTGCACAAGGTCCGAAAGGCGCCGATGGAAAGACAAGTTACATTCACATTAAATACTCGCCAGTCCCAATACCTAAGGATAGTCAAATCACAGATACGCCTAACGCTTATATTGGTGTTTACACTGACTACAACCCTAATGACAGTAATAAAGCAAGCGCTTATACATGGTCTAAGTGGCAAGGTGAAGATGGTGCACAAGGTGTTCAAGGACCTAAAGGTACTGATGGAAAGACAAGCTATATTCACTTTGCATACGCCAACAGTGCAGACGGAAAGACCAACTTTAGTACTACTTATTTCTCTGGTGCTCTATATGTCGGAACGCTAACAGATTATAATTCAGCTGATAGTACGACATACTCCGCTTACACTTGGAGCCGTTTAAAAGGAGACAAAGGCGATAAGGGTGATAAAGGTGAGACCGGTGAACGTGGTCCGCAAGGTATTCAAGGTTTGCAAGGTCCTAAAGGTGACCAAGGTATCCAAGGTCCTAAAGGAGTCGATGGGAAAACGCAGTACACGCATATCGCTTATGCAGATAATGCAACGGGCGGTGGGTTTAGTCAAACAGACCAAACTAAAGCCTACATCGGTATGTATGTTGACTTTAACGCCACAGACAGTACAGACCCAACGAAATATCGTTGGAGCAAGTGGCACGGTGACAAAGGTGCAACTGGAGCGCAAGGTATTCAAGGACCTAAAGGCGCAGATGGTAGAACACCTTATCTACACATTGCTTATGCCAATAGTGCAGATGGACGTACTGATTTTAGCACGTCAAATACAGACAACAAGCGCTATTTAGGTACATACACTGACTACACACAAGCCGACAGTACAGACCCAAGTAAATATAAGTGGGTTGATATGGTTGGAACTGTTAAAGGGGGCTCTCGCAACTATTTTAAAAACTCTTTAACTAGAACTTTCTATACAACAGATGATCAGACATTCGACTACAGAACATACATAGTTGATGCCTTTTGGGAAAACAAAGACAGGTTTAAAAAGGATTTTGTAAAAATATCATTCGATATTACTTTTCCTGTTGCTCTGGAAAATGATTACACAGCTAATATTCATTTCTCGGCAACTCCGTGGTACTCAAATAGAGTTACATTCAAAGCGGGTACGACAAGCAGACAGCATTTTGAATTTGGAATTGATTTATCAAGTGCAAGCGAGGATTACCACACAGATAATGTGTTCATACGTTTTGGAACGAATTATGGTTTTCCTAGCGACTTTAAAATCATTCTCGAAAATATGATGTTGTCAATTGGTTCTTACTATCCAGATTATATTCAAGCTATCGAAGACACCCAAGAACAAATCGACAGCAAAGCCGACAGCGCACTCACGCAAGAGCAATTGAATGCGTTAGAAGCTAAGCGATTGCAGATGGAAGTTGAGCTAAAAGCACTAGCTACTCTGCAACAAGTATCAGAGCTTGAAACGTTTATCAATAATTTAAAAAAAGAAGATTTAGACGGTCGTCAGAAGATTATTGAGATAACAAAAGCCATTGAAGAACGTGTCAAAGACATTGAACCAATTATGGAATACTCTCAAAAGTTGAAGTTCATGGACACGTACATCACGCAAGGAAATGGCGGAATGATTATTGGTGCAAACGACAGTACGACTAAAGTCGTTGTCACACCAGACCGCATTTCATTTCAAAGTGGTGGTTCAGAGGTAGCTTACATCAGTCAAAGAATGCTCCACATTGATAATGGCGTATTTACAATGTCTTTGCAATTGGGACATTATATCACTCGTGCTCATCCAAAGAACGAGTATGTCAATGCGACATACTTTGTTAAATAACGAAAGGAGGACTTATGGCAACGGCTTCTTTTAGTGGACAATACGGACGTAATATGTCGCTTGAATTAAAAGCAGAGCTTACAGGTCAAAATATTGCAGGGAACTACAGTTCTGTACACGTCACCGCTTACTTACATACAAATGGCTATGCAAGTATGTGGGGTGTGAGCGCTGACGCTACAATTACAATCAACGGCGGAAGTGCTATCGAGCACCCCGGTATCAATATTGGTACCAATTCAGCACAAAAAATCTGGGACCATACTTACAACGTTGGTCATAATAATGATGGGACTAAGACGGTCGGGGTCAAGTTATCAGTCGGTCTAAATACAGGCGGATACGGTTCAGCTATGGTAGCTTTTGATTACAGGTTACCAGATATCCCGCGAGCTAGCTCGGTCAGTGACATGACGGGCACGCTTGGAAGTGCAATGACAATCAATATCAATCGCAAGGTCAGCAGTTTCACACATACAGTCAAATACTACTTTGGTAACTTATCTGGCACGATTGCGACTGGTGTTGGTACATCTGTAAGTTGGACACCACCGCTTAATCTAGCAACACAAATCCCAAGTGCGTCAAGCGGTTGGGGAAATATTACGGTAGATACTTACAGCGGTTCTACCAAAATCGGTAGCAAGTCCGCACAGTTAACCTTGAATGTTCCAACGAGCATGACACCAACGCTTGGTAGCATTACGCTGACGGATAGCAACGCAGCAGTTAAAAATCTGCTAAATACAGCTAATACATTCGCTGAAATCGTGTCAGACATTAAAGTAGCGTTTAACAGCGCTACTGGCGTGCAAGGCTCTACCATCACAGATTATCACGCTGAAATTGTTAACAAGAATCAATCTACAAATGCCAACAATGGCAATTTAGGATTGATGAAGTGGAATGGTTCAGCTCAGGTTAAAGCGTGGGTGGTTGATAGTCGTGGACGTTCTAGCAACGCTGTTACGACAAGCATAACGGTATTAGAGTATTTCTTGCCAACGCTGACATTCACGGCAATTCGTGGCGACACCAATCAATCATCAGATAAGATTGTCGTTAGTCGAACGGCTAAGATAGCGCCACTTAGAATTGGCAACGTGCAAAAGAATAGCTTTAAACTTAGTTTTAAGACAGCACCATTTGGCTCAACTACTTATACGGCTGATACTGGCGCAGGCGTTAACGATAAAGTCACTAATACGTTAACGAATTCAAAAGCAACACTTAGTGGAACGTTTGACATTGGAAAATCTTATGAAGTTTATGGCGTGCTTGAAGATGCCTTGACAAGTTCAGGTACAGTTAAAGCTCCTCCCGTATCTCCCGAAAAAATGGTTATGGGGATGGCGGAAACAGCTGTAAGTTTTGGTAAATTCCCAGAAAATGCAAATGCTGTTGACAGCGACTGGGTGTTTAAATACAAAAACAAAGACATTCAACACCACAAACTAACTAACAACAACGGACAGATAATTCAAGTTGCTAGAAATACTGACATG